AACCGTTGTGCTTGGCCCATATAGCCGCCGTACAACTCTTGGTTGGCAATCGGCACCGGCCTCGTAAACGCATTGCCCTGCGTGCCTGTTCCGCTTGTAGGATCAGTGACGATATTGCCGCCGCCTGATCCCGTTTGCGTGTCGTTATCTACCGATATGTAGTCGGTGATGTTTACCGGGTCACGACTGCCAGCACCAAAGCCACCGCCTGTGCCGCCTATAACTTCTGACCCACCACTACCAAAGCCGCCGCCGGTACGATCTATGCTTGCAGCATTCGCTAAGTCTGCGGCGTATTCCTCGCCGGTCATTGCTTCGCCCGGCTCATCTGGAGCAAAAAACTTGTTATACGTTGACGTCGCAATTCCTGTGATTGTGTCTTTTAACTCAGACAATGCTGTCACCGTTAACAACCCGGTTTCGGCAAAAGTTTGCGTCAAGCCGCTGGTTTGACTCGCGATAGCTTCAAGCACCTTGGTGAAGGATTTTTCCTGACCGTCAGTTAGTGCAGAAACACCTGACTCTACAAGCTCAAAGTACGGCGCAAGCGCGTCTGCAATCGGCCCCGGCAAATCATCAACCCGATCTGCTAAACCTTTTATGACCTCTACGACTTTATTGTCACCGTCTTGGATAACCTTGGTCAGTTCCTCGCCGGTTAACCCGACTTGCTCGGCAACCGCTTCTATAGCCTCGTCCGATTGAGCAAGAAGTGTTTCGATCTCAGCCAGACCCTCTATCACCTGAGTGTTGCCGTTGTTTACGGCCTCTTTGATCTCGTCTTGTGTAACGCCCATTGCTTCGGCCAGTGTCGAGATAGCCTGATCTGTGTTTTTTGCTGCTTTCTGGATAGCCTCTTGAGTTTCTCCAGCCGCCGTAGTGACAACATCCTGAGTCTCGCCCGCCGATGTGGTGACCACATCCTGCGTTTCACCGGCAGTAGTCGTTACGGTTTCT